ATGTCACGTTCATGGGATCAGGGCCCAAGGATGGTATGTTATTTCAAAAATCCATTAACCCAGAATCATTTGCCTCAATAGGTATTGAAAAAATTTTACCCGATATTGAAACTTCTTTAGGTTATGCAACAGGTGGCAAGTTAAATGATATTCAAATGAATAAGTTGATTGATAATTTAACGACGATGACAGAAACACTTAATCCAACTAATGTCTCCAAAGGAGATTTTGGTATAGACGCCTTAAGAGCTAAATCAGGAATGGTTGAGAGACAAGTAACTGATGTTGCATCCGATGTTGGAAAAGGTGGTGACGAATCACCTGCATTTGCTTCTTTTAATACTGCAGAAAATATTGATACATCAAGTCCATTAATGGCTGGAATAGAAAATAGAATAGGTGGGATGAGAGATCAAACGGAAGCGGCAACAGGGATCATGGCAAGTGTGCCTAGAGGTGATCTTCCTGGTAAGACTGCAGCAGCTAGAGAATTTTTAGTTAATACTTTAAAAGTTGGAGACGATTATCCAACAACAAAATTAGATGATATTATATCAGCAGAAGATTTTAAATATATTATGGAAGGCGGCGGTGGAGCAGAAGGTGATCCATTAGTTTTAGTACAAAAGTATTTTGGACCGAGAATCGCTGAGATGATTCCAACAGGTGGAACAACAGAAGAGATTGCAATCTTTACTAAAAAAATATTAAACAATGTGGAAGATGCTAAAGGTCTTAAACCTAATGAAGAAGGTTTTGATACGATGACAGCTAAAATTGTAGAAGGTTTTGCTGATGGTGGTATTGCAAGACTAGGATTTAAGTTTGGTGGCTCAGCTAAGTTCTTAAAAAAGATTAGTAATAAAATGATTAAAAAAGCAGCAGATGATATTTTTCCAACCGATGATTATAAAATGGATGCTGAATTAGTTGTTGATGCATTAGTAGAAAATAATCCTAAAATATTTAAAAACCTATTAGCTGATGATTTAGATGATGCTTTAAGATCTGAACTTTATGGACTAGCTGTAAGTGAAACAGGGAACAGGGCAGCAATGAAAATTAGAGCAGGAAGAATGGGGCGTCCTTTGTTTGACGAAAATGGTAAGTTAAATAAAGATGCAGTTCTAGCTGATGCTTCTAAATATGATGGATTAGATGGAAGAAAAGATGCGGTAAAAAGAGGTATTGTAAATGAAATTCCACAGCCTTTTAAACGTGAGAGTATGAAACTTGTTGATGGTGAAACATCTAAAGGTGAAAAATTTAAAACATTTGTGACAACTCCAAGACCACCTCGTTTTCAATTAAATGTTGAGAAAGCTGTGAGTGAATTAAATATTCCTAGAGAAGAAGCAATTAGAATTGCTCAACTACCAAGCGACCAGCAAAAACTAGCTTTACAAGAATTCATGGATATAAACATGGCACAAAAATTAGAGTTAATGAAATACTCACCTAAGAAATTCGATGCAGCAAAAGGCGGCAGAGCCGGCTATTCAAAAGGTGGACTAGCTAAAATCCTGGAGCTGTAATGCCTGAGAGATATAGATTTCCAATTGGTAATACGGTAGGTGTCCCATCAAATTTATATAGGTCTGCTGAACAAATTAAAGCTGCAGAAGATAAAATTAAAGCGGCTTTAAAATATCTTTTATCAGGCATGTCAAAAGCTGAAGCACAGAGACAGGTTATTGAAGATTTTAACTTAGATAGAAAAGATGGTGGAACAGCTTCCTGGTTAAAAAAAGCTGAAGAGAGATTACCCAAAGGATTTGAAATAAAATCAGGTCATATTAAAATTCCAGGAAATGAAGGTACTAAAGAAAAAGATTTAAGACGTAGGGGTAAAGTGGTTGATGTATCGAGTGAGAATTTGGAACGAAGAGAAATTAGACCTTTTAAAAAAGAAGTGGGGGATGCGATCGGGAAACCATTGGGACAACTGTACGAAGGTTCTCATATGGGTAGTATGCTACAAGCAAAACGTTTAGGTATTAAGTATCCTGTAGATGCATTTGCAATTCAACCGGAATTTAGAAACAACAAAGTTGCAAAAGCAATAGAAGCAGATCTACAGCCTTTATATGATGAACAATTTAAATTATTTAAACAAACAAAAAAATTTCAAGGAAGTATCCCAAAAGATTTACAAAAACAAATTAGTGATGTTAATTTTTTTATTAATGAAACTACTTCAGGAAACCCTGATTTTTTAAATAAAGCAAAACAATACGCTTCTGAAATAAAAGATACAATTACACCTGTTTATTTAAATGAGAAAACTGGAAAGGGTAGATTCGCAACAGTCCTTGATCCTATCGCATCAAACTCATTAGGTTTTAATCTTGATCCTAACATAACAATGCAGCAAGCAAATAAAAGTCCTGATGCTCTTATACAAATAAAATTAAATACCATGAGTCAGCTTATCAACCAGTTAAAACCCAGTAGTAAAGAATTTAAAAAAATATGTGGCTTAACTCTGGCATCAGGAGGAACTGCAGAGAGTTGTATTGAACGATTTAATCAAGACCCTATTGGTACATCTGAAAAATTTGTTAATCAAATTGATAATACAAAAGGACCCCTTTCAAAAATTAAAAACGCAGCTAATACTTTTCTATCCGTCGCCAAAAAAGGTGGAAGATTTGGAGCCTTTGCAGCAGCCGGTGCCGCAACTGCAGGACTCGTTAAAGAATTTAGAAATGATGATCCATCAACTTATTTATCAAATGAAGATCAACAAAAGAATATGTTAATTGATATGCTGACACAACCGGTCCAAGATCCAAGTATGGAACCAGCTAGCACCGCGTTCGGTGATGCACAACTACCGGCTATTGGTGCAGTGACTGCAGCAGGTATGGTACCCGGTGGAGCAGAATTATACAGACAAAGAACTGGATCAGGAGTTAGGAAAGGTCCTCTAGGCGGTCCCCGTTTAGATGCAGATAAATTACCTATTCTTAAAAATAGAGTTAGTCCAGCTAGAGCGTTCCTCGGTCCCTTGTCCGGGGTTCTGGGAAAAGGTTTAGCTACTACGGGAACACCGTTAGGGATGTTAGCTCTTGAACCTTTATATATTGGTCAACAGATCGCTGATGGAGATTCAGCAGGCGAGATTGCAACTAACCCATTAAATTATTTAGGCCCTGCATTTGCGGGATCTTTATCAAAAGAAGCAACACGTTTTGCCGGACCAAAAATGGCAAATATTATGAGATTAGGTATAAGTCCTACAATGCTTAAAACGGTATCAAGAAGATTCGGATTACCGGGTCTTGGAATATCGGCTGGAATAAGTGGGTATGAAATGTATCAAAATAAAAAAGCAGGAAGGGGGATATTCGATGACGGTTAAAAATAAAACACTTGTTAAAAATATGGAGCATGTTAAATGGAATGAAATTCCACCATTAAAAGGACCAAACTCACAGGGGTTGAATGTTTCGTTAAAACAAAGTACAACAATAGAGAACTCGGAGAATATAAATGGCAGATATAGACAAAGCTCTACCAAACGTAGAGACAGAACTTAAAACACCTAGCGACGAAGAAGTTGCTATTTCAGAACAAGAAACAATAGAATCACAAGCTGGACCAGAAGATATTGATATCACTCAAGAAGAAGATGGTAGTGCTACAATTAATTTTGACCCCTCAGCAGTTAATCAACCGGGCGGAGAAGGTCACGGAGATAACTTAGCAGAATTATTACCTGATGATGTTTTAGGAAAATTAGGTTCAGAGTTAGCAGAAAATTATTCAACTTATAAAGCAGCTAGATCTGACTGGGAAGATTCTTACACTAAAGGATTGGACCTTTTAGGTTTTAAATATGAGAACCCCACTCAACCTTTTACAGGAGCTTCAGGTGCAACTCACCCTGTTCTTGCAGAAGCCGTTACACAATTTCAAGCGCAAGCTTACAAAGAATTACTACCAGCTACTGGTCCTGTAAACACTAGAGTCATTGGTTTAGCCAATAGACAAAAAGAAGACCAGTCAGTTAGAGTCAAAGAATTCATGAACTATCAGCTCATGGATGTTATGAAAGAGTATGAACCCGAGTTCGATCAAATGCTCTTTTATTTACCTCTCAGCGGCTCTACGTTTAAGAAAGTTTATTACGATGAACTACTTGGTAGAGCCGTTTCAAAATTTGTTCCGGCAGATGATATTTTAGTTCCTTATACTGCAACCTCTATCTCAGATTCAGAAGCAGTTATTCATGTTATTAAAATGTCAGAAAATGATTTAAGAAAAAAACAAGTAGCTGGTTTCTATGTGGATATAGAATTACAACCGGGTTACAATGAAGAGACTGAAGTAGAGAAAAAAGAAAGAGAATTGGAAGGTGTTAAAAGAACTAGAGATGAAGATATATTTACTATTCTAGAAATTCACACTGACTTAGATTTAGAAGGTTTTGAGGACAAAGATTCTACTGGGGAAGAAACAGGAATTAGACTTCCATATATTGTAACATTAGAACTTGGAAGTAGAGAAATATTATCTATTAGAAGAAACTATGCAGCAGAAGATCCATTAAAGAAAAAACAAGAGTACTTTGTACACTTTAAGTTTTTACCTGGAATGGGTTTTTATGGTTTTGGTTTAATTCATATGATTGGTGGTTTGTCTAGAACAGCAACTACTGCATTAAGACAATTATTGGACGCAGGTACTTTAAGTAATCTGCCTTCAGGATTTAAACAACGTGGAATACGTGTTAGAGATGAGGCTCAGTCAATACAGCCCGGCGAATTCAGAGATGTCGATGCACCTGGTGGAAACATCAAGGATGCGTTTATGCCCCTACCTTTTAAAGAACCTTCAGCTACTTTATTGCAGTTGATGGGAACGGTGGTTGCGGCAGGGCAAAGATTTGCCTCCATCGCTGACATGCAGGTCGGGGATGGCAATCAACAGGCAGCTGTTGGAACGACTATAGCTCTCTTAGAACGTGGTTCAAGAGTCATGTCAGCAATACATAAACGATTATATGTAGCGATGAAAAGTGAATTTAATTTATTAGCAGGAGTTTTTAAAACTTATCTACCAAAAGAATATCCATATGATGTTGTGGGTGGACAAAGAAATATTATGGTAGCTGATTTTGATGATAAGGTCGATATTATTCCTGTTGCAGACCCTAATATCTTTTCTCAATCACAAAGAATATCACTTGCACAAACTGAATTACAATTAGCTCAATCAAATCCTCAAATGCATAATTTATATGAAGCCTATAGACATATGTATGAAGCGATTGGTGTAAAAAACATTGATGCTATCTTACCACCACCCGTTGAACCGTCTCCAGTAGACCCTGCAACTGAAAATATTTTATCAATGTCTAACAAACCGTTCCAAGCCTTCAAAGGTCAGGATCACCAAGCACATATTACTACCCATTTAAACTTTATGGCAAGTAATGTTGCTAGAAATTCACCGGTTGTGATGGCATCTTTAGAAAAAAACATTTTTGAACACATATCACTAATGGCACAAGAGCAATTAGAGGTAGAATTTAGAGATGAGATACAACAATTGATGCAAATGCAACAAATGGCTCAACAAAATCCGCAAATGCAACAAGATCCTCAATTCCAACAACAGGTTATGCAAATGTCTATGGCATTAGAGTCTAGAAAAGCAAAATTAATCGCTGAATCTACTGGAGAGTTTAAAGATGAGGAAGCTAAAATTACCGGAGAGTACGGTGGAGATCCAATTGCTAAATTAAAAGCTAGAGAGCTTGATTTAAAAGCTATGGATAATAATGTTAGACAAGAACAAGACCAAGAAAAGATTAATATGGAGAAATCTAAAAATCTTATGGGTCAACAACAGTTTGAGGAAAAAATGGAGCAAAATGAAGATTTAGCAGAGCTTAGAGCAGAAACATCCTTAACTAAACAAATGATGTCTCAGGAAGCTAAAATGAGACAAGATAGAATGAAACAAATGGACGTTAGAATCTTGAAAGGTCCGAGAAGATAGTGTACAATAAGTAAATAGGAGAAAAATATGAATAAACCAAAAACATTTTTTACAAAAAACAATCCAGATTATGTTGGTAAAGTTGTGTCGGATACACCAAAAGCAGATGGTTCTAATACACTTAAAACTAATTCAGATGGATTTGCAGAAGCAGTAGAAGTTAAAATACCTTTAGGACAACCGACTATGAATAA